AAGATCAGCCCGACCATCACTCGATTGACATCTCCTACCGCTGTTACTGGCGTGACTGTCGCGCCGGGCACGGCCTCGATCGCTGTAGCGGCAACCCGCCAACTGACGGCGACCGTCGCACCTGCTGGCGCAAATCAGGCTGTGACCTGGACAAGCGCGACCCCATCGGTTGCCACCGTCAACAGTTCGGGGCTGGTCACCGGCGTTGCCGCTGGCACTTCCGTCATCACCGCCACCAGCGTTGCCGACGGCACCAAGACCAGCACTGCGACGATCACGGTCACCGCGTAACACGATCAGCCTTTTGGCTGCCCAGGCTCTAACGCCTGCCTGGGCGGCCTTTTTTATGGCGCGGCGTTGAGGATTTAGCATGGCTCTCAAACTGAGCAAGAAGGCACCGGTAACCAACCTGCGTTGGGCCAAGTTTGACGAAGAAACCAAGATTCAACTCGGCGGCATCGATAACCCGGATTACCTGGTCGCGCTTGAGCGAGTGCGCCGGCGCATCCAGCGTAACGACGCGAGCTTTGCTCAGGGCGAGATCGGGGTGGTAGCTGGTGAGATGACTGAGCACCAGAGCCATTGCGCGCTCCTGGCACAGTTCATCGTGAAGGACTGGGACGGTGTGCAGGACGATCAAGGGAACCCGCTCAAGTTTGATGTGGGCGTCTGCACCGAACTGCTCGAAGCCAATATCGACTTTTTCCTGTTCGTTTTGCAGGAAGGCAGCAAGTCCACGATCGAGGCCGGGGCAGAACTGGCTGAAACAGTGGAAAAGCAGTAACCCGGTTCGAGTGGGAAAGGGAGTGGGGCGGCCAGGCCGATAAACGCCGGGCCATCTATGAGCGCCTGCGCATGGAAATTCCCGAAGAGCCGCCAACCGACCCCATCACCAAGCACCTGCTCGCCACGTTCTTCGGCGTCTGCCGGGGCCGCCGCTTTATCACAACCATGGTGGGAGCCTTCCCGCTGCCGCTGTCTGCACGCGAAATATCCGACTGGCTCGACGCCCACCCTTCGCCCCTCGATCGCCGGGAAGTGGATGAGGTGATGTTTGCGCTGGATGTGATTTGCCTGAGCGAAGAAGACGACTGATCCGCCGCCCTGCGGCAATTATGCCCGGAGGCAACATGACTCAAACTTCACGTCTGGTCCTTGAGATCGACAGCCGCGACGCTGAGCAGAAGGCCGAGGACGTCCGCAAGGCTCTTGGGGCTCTGGAGGCTGTAGGCCTGCGCGTGAAACCAGCAATGGATCAGGCCGGAGCCGGGATCGATGGGGCAGGTAACAGCGCTCGCAAGGCTGCCGGCTCCATTGACGTGCTGGCCGATAGCTCTGAAAAGTCGGGCGCATCCACCAAGAAAGCCGCCGAGACCTACGACCAGGCCAGAGGCCGATTGGTTGAAATGGCTAAAAGCTCTCTTCAGGCGAGCGAATACATCAGGGCCATGTCTACCAGCACGGAAAAGGCTGGCTCTGTTTTCGACGTGGCGGGGGGCAAGGCAAGCAATCTGGCGGCACTGGCCAAACGCCTGCAGGCCGAGTCGGATGCAAATGCTGTGGCCAACGGCCGGCAAGCTGACTCCTCAAGAAAAGCTGCCGCCGCCAATGACGAGCAGGCGACAGCGCTGGCAAATCTGCTCGGCAAGATCGACCCGGTCACGCGAAAGCTCAATGAGCTTGACCAGATGGAAAAGGATCTGGCCAAAAACAAGAAGTTTCTCGACCCGGAAACATTCGCCGATTACCAGGGCAAGTTAAATACAACGCGCGCAGAGCTTGGTCGATTCAATGCCGACATGACCAAAACGGGTATGTCTGCGAAAGCCACCGCGGCGGCGCTGAGAACCGTCCCGGCTCAAGTTACTGACATCTTTACGTCTATCGCTGCTGGGCAATCAATTGGAATGGTTGCACTTCAGCAGGGCGGTCAACTTAAAGACTCTTTTGGAGGTATTGGGGCTGCATCCAAGGCTCTTGGTGGGTACTTACTTGGATTGGTGAACCCGTTCACCGTTGCAGCAGCGGCCGTCGGCGTTCTGGGTCTGGCCTACTATCAGGGGTCGAAGGAACAGACCGCGTTCCAGCTTTCGCTGATCACAACCGGCAACGCATCGGGCGCCACAACCGGTGCCCTAGCCGAAATGGCCAAGCGCATCGGTGACACGGTCGGCACTACAGGGCAGGCCGCATCGGCGCTGGCTCAATTGGCGGCATCAGGAAAGATCGCCAGCTCCAGCTTCGAAGAGATCGCAATTGCCGCGATTTCCTGGGAGAAGGCAACCGGTCAGGCCGTAGCAACCACCGTGGCTGAGTTCAACAAGCTGGCTGATGATCCAGTTAAGGCCATCGTCGAGCTCAACGACAAGTACAACTTTCTCACCGCCTCCGTGTATGAGCAGGTGCGCGCGGCACAGGAGCAGGGAGACAAACAGGCTGCAGCCGCAATTGCTGAAGAGGCCTATGCCAAAGCGCTTACCGATCGCGCAGGGAAAATAAAACAGAACCTCGGCACGCTTGAGCGGGCGTGGAATGACCTTGCTGGTGCCGCGAAGTCTGGATGGGATGCAATCCTCGATATCGGCAGGGAGTCGAACAAAGGACCTGATCTGACCGCCATTCAGCAGAAGATCAACTACCTAAAGTCGACCCTGGACACCGGGTTCGAGGATGGCAACGCCCGCCAGCGAATCGCGACACTCCAGGCAGAACTGGACGGATACACGAAAAAGGCCAAGGCGGAGCAGGATGCCGCCGCAGCGGCTGCCCATTCGGCGCAAGTGCAGCGAGACGGCCAGGTAGCCTACGAGGCATTCCAAAAGAATATTGAGCAGAACTTCACCAAGCAACAGAAGATGAATAAGGCGCTTGAGGATGACCAGAAGCGCATAAATGCCGCGCGGGCCGCCGGCTATATCATCACCGAGCAGCAGGCCGCGGCTTCGCAAAAGGCGATCAGGGACAACCCGTCCTATAAAGAGTCGGAAAAGAAAACCCCCAAAGAAAAGGCCTACACCGAAGACGCCGGCATGAAGGCGCTGGATGCGGCACGACAGACCCAGGCCGTCCTGCTCCAGCAGAACGCTTCACTGAATGCCCAAGGCATCGCCACGGAGAAGGTCGGCGCCCAGGCGCAGGCATTGATCAAGTGGGAGCAGCAACTCGCCGACATCAAAGGCAAGAAGACTCTCACCGCCGATCAAAAGTCTCTTCTGGCCAGCCAGGACCTGATCACCGCCCAGCTCAAGAAGAACGTTGCGCTTGAGCGTGAAGCGGAGATCAGCAAAGGCATTCAGCAGGCGCAGAAGGATCAGGTGCAGCTGCTTACGCTCACCGGGCAGCTCCGCGAAGCCAACAGCCTGAAGTCATCCTTGGATGATGCCGCGCAAATGGCTGAGTACGAGCGCCAGGGGAACGTCGAGGCCGCCAAGCGGCTTGAGACAATGATCAAGATCCGCGACGTAAACCTGAAGGCGGCACAGAAGCTAGGGACTGTTGAGGGCGTCACTCAGGCACCCACGGCTCCAGGCCTCGACGCATCTGTCGGGGGGCCAGTAAGTGAGATCGACCGGCTCGATGAGGCGGCGAAAAAACTGGAGACGTGGCGCACGACCGAGCTTGAAAAGCAGGCTGCATACCTCGACCTGAAGGCAATCAACGAAGAGACCTACGCCGCGCGCGTGGCGAACATCGACCAGCAGGCCACGCAAAACCGCCAGAAGATCGAAGAAGCCAAGAACCAGGCATTGCTGGTGGGCGCTTCCGATTTCTTCGGCAACATGGCCAGCCTCAGCCAGTCCGGCAACAAGAAGCTCGCTGCGATCGGCAAGGCGGCGGCAATCATTCAGGCCACCATGGACGGCTATCTGGCCGTGCAGAAGGCTCTGTCTGCATTTCCTCCGCCTTTCAACTTCGCAGCAGCTGCTGCCGTCGGCGTGGCTACTGCTGCCAACGTGGCGAACATCGCGGGCATTGGCTTCTCTTCGGGCGGTTACACCGGTTCTGGCGGGGTTAATGAAGCCGCCGGCACGGTGCACAAGGGGGAAGTAGTTTGGAGCCAGAAGGACATCCAGCGCTACGGCGGCGTGGCGGCAGTTGAGGCTTTGCGCAAAGGCAACGTCTCGCCAATCCGCCCGGGCGCGAAAGGGACAGGGCCTGATGCAAGTCGCCCTCAGATGAGTGCCGCGCCAGTCATAAACATCATCGAGGACGCCAGCAAGGCAGGGCAAAGTCAGTCGAGATCGTTTGATGGGAAGCAGTACACGGACTACTTCGTGGCGAACATCCGTGAAAACGGTAAAGAGGCCAAGGCCATTCAGCAGATGCTCGGCATGGGAAGGGCTGCACGATGATCCAGTACCCTAAGGAACTTCCGTATCCGTTGCGAGACGGTTACGGGTTCAGCCCTGTCAGCCCCCTCAAGTCGACGGCCATGCAGACCGGGCGCACGCGATACCGAAGGAAATATTCTTCGGTACCCACCGAGGCGAAAGTCACCTGGAACATGAGTGACCTTGAGGCTCAGTATTTTGAGTCGTGGTTTGAAGAAGTCCTGATCTCTGGCTCTGAATGGTTTGAGGTAGAGCTCAGGACGCCTCAGGGTCTCCAGCCTTACAAGGCCCACTTCAAGGATATTTACGAAGGCCCTGAACTGTTCGGCGTGGATCGCTTTGTTTTCACAGCCACTTTGCAGCTGTGGGATCGCCCAGTCCTCACCGGCGGTTGGGCGATCTATGCGCCTGAGTACCTGCTCGCAATGAATATCATTGACCTGGCTGTAAACAAGGATTGGCCATCATGACGAGCTTCGTACTCAATCGGCTTTATTCCAGCGGCGGCACGGAGATTCTCCATGGAACCCTTGAGGTCACGGACGGCGTTGCCCGGCACTTTCTCACTGATGGGTTTGAGGATCTGGAGGTTGTGCTCGAGACTGGGATGCTGGCAACGTTTAACGCTTGTGGCATATCCATTGCGCTCCCAAAGCGCGGTAGCGACGGGAAGCAAGACTTGAAGTTTGCGCTATGCAATATCGACGGCAGCGTCTCTGGCTTCCTGCGTGCTGCGCTCAGGGAGCGCCGCGAAATCAACATGATTTACAGGGAGTACATCAGCACTGACCTGGCCTATCCATCAAAGATCCTGCGCTACAAGGTGAAAAGCGGCTCGGTAACGGCAACCGAAGCTCAGATCGTTGCCGGCTACTTCAACCTGCTCGAAACGCTCTGGCTTCGCCACAACTACACCGGCGACTTCGCCCCTGGCATGCGGTACCAATAATGATCGATCACGACAAATACCTCGCGGGCCGGTACCTCGAGGGCGGGAGAGTGTGGCCGTTGGTTGACTGCTATGGGCTGGTCCTGGAGGTGCGTCGCGACCTCGGCTTACCGGATTGGCCGGAGTGGGCAGACATCCGCGCCGGCGACGGCTCGATGGTTGAGGTGGCCGGCAAGTGGTTCCCCACTCTCACGCCGTGCGAGCCGGAGGAGGGTGCATTGATTGCGCTCTACCAGGGCAGCGATATGCGTCACGTCGGCGTAGTGGTTCGCTGCGGTGCCTCACTTGAGGCAATGGAGATCACCGAAAAGCAACGCACAATCTGCCTGCCTCTGCACAGGCTAAAGCGCCGCTTCGTGCGGGTGGAGTATTACAAGTGATTGAAATTTACTCGTCCCGTATTGGCGTCAAAGAAGGCGACTGTTTTCCGCTGGAATCGCATCAAGTGAACGAGCATATTTCGTTGGCTGGCTGGCTTTCTGCAAATGCCGAGGGGTTTGACATTGATGCGGTTCACCCTATCTGCATCGAAGTGCATGGGAGATCGGTGCCGGTTGATCAATGGCCGGTGACCATGATCGGTTCCGACACGGACGTGAAGATCTTTCCTGAAGCCAGGGCCAGTGCGGCGGTAGTCGCAGCCTGGGCCGCAGTTGCGCTGGCGGCGATATCGATCGTCATGGTGCTGACCATGCCCAAGGCGAAGACTTCGAAACAGCAGCAGGGCGACGACCTTGATGCATCCACGGTCACGGGAAACCACGCAAAGCTGAACTCACCCATTCGTGAAGTGCTTGGCATGGCAAAGGTCTATCCAGACCTGCTGGTTCCTCCAGTATCGCGTTTCGTAAACAAAAGGAAGATGGTCACTACCCTGGCTATGTCGGTTAGCAGGGGGCAACTCTCCATACCCCCAAGCTCACTGAAGGTAGGAGACACACCATTCGCGGCTTTTGGTTCCGATTTGAATTACACGATTTATGAGCCTGGAGCTTCCCTTGTAGCAGATCCGCGCGCCAGGAACTGGTATCCGGTCACCGAGGTTGGCGGCACGAATGCCGGCACCGCCGGACTGGACCTATCCAGCACAGCGCCTTCTGAGTCTGCCGCGCTGGCAGATTCGATGCTGATCAGCGGCAACTCTGTATCGCTGCTGGGAAACAGCCCGAAATTCCCGGAGGCCTGGGCGGCTGGCACCGTCGTTCAGCTGGTTACACCGGATACCTTTACTGTTACAACGGCCGGGTCATATAGCCGAATCTCTGGCTTGCTGACTGACTTAGCGCCATTCGTGGGCATGAAGGTGACGCTGGGCAGTGATTCCGAGATCGATTTGACGGTGGCCAGCGTGCTGCCTTACGTCGCCCCGGTTCCAGGCGTTGGAGGTTCGCCATCGATGGTAACCGGTAGCGCCTCACCGACCTCCTACGACTTCACGTCCGGGGCTGTGGTGTGGTCTGTCACGTTTCAGGGGGTTACTAAGACCGTATCCCTGAATACCAACTACGTGAACATGAGCGGCCTTGTATCGACGATAACGTCGCAATTGTCGGGAACCGGGCTTGTGGCGCAAGACAGCTCTGGCCGTATTCGCCTGGTTGAGCCGTTGAGCCCCTACAAGGGCGGAACAATCTCGCAGACCAGTGCGCCAGTGCCGATATTCGGTTCTGGGCCGACCTACACCGTTGGAACCGCTTCTACTGGCGGCACGCCGGAGCAGCTGGCCAGCGTTACGCTCAGCTTCGATGACGGAACCCCGTTCTCTGGCATCGCTGCCGGCCAGCAAAGGCTTTCCATTGCTTACCGCGGCTACAGATATCAAATCGTCTCGGTTTCCGGGTTGACGGCAACGGTTAAGCGAATCACTGATACTGGTACGGTCGATAATGCCTGGGGCGGATTCACAGCAAGAACCCTGCTCGACTTCTCCATGTCTGGTAGCGGCGGGGCGAGCAACTGGATTGGTTCGTTCATGGGATGCCCTGAGTACGAACTGGCGACCAAGGCTGAATACGATGTTTTCTTCAGCCAGGGCCTTTGCTACTACAGCAAATCCGGCAACATCAAGACGCTAACAAAGTCGATTGAGGTGCGCTGGAGGGATTCAGCCTTAGGTGGAGCCTGGACAACAATCACCCACACGTACACCGACGCGACCCCTGACCAGATCGGATTCACACACGGAATCGTTTTCCCTTACCAGCTGCGCCCTGAGTTTCAGATGAGGCGTGTTCAGCCCGTCGAGGGTGGCCAGGTGCGTGACGCGATTCAGTGGTATGGCCTGCGCACGTTGCTTCCCGATCCGGGCTTCTATGAGGGCATCACAGTCATCACCATGGATATCCGTGGCGGCGACCGCCTCAGCGCTCAGTCGGAGCGGCAGATTAACTGTGTGCCGACTCGAATCTACGACAACGCGCCAGCGCGATCCATCAAGGGCGCGGCCCTGCACGTTTGTAGGGGCCTTGGGATTGATGAGTCGCTCATCGACATGGATGCGCTGAATGCGGTTGACCAAGACTACTGGACGCCGCGCAGCGAGCTCTACGACATGGCACACGAAAAGCCCATACCGGTCCGCGAGGTCCTGCAGGGCATTTTCACGGCAGGCATGTCACACCTTTCCAGCGGCAATGGGTTGCTCAGCGTCAAACGCGAAGGTGTACAGCCACCGCGTGGAGTTATCACGCCGCACGAAATGACCAGCGAGCTACAGGCCAGCTTCACGGCGCCAAGCCCTGACGACTTCGACGGGGTGGACGTTGAATACATCGACCAGTACACCAACCGTAAAGAGACGAGGCCTTGCAGGCTGCCTGGAAGCCTTGAACTAAAAATCGACAAAATCCAGCTGGACGGAGTTTCAGATGAGACCCGCGCCTGGCGCATTGGTATGAGGCAGTTACGCAAGTATCAGTTCTCTCGCTGGGGCTACAGCGTCGATACGGAGATGGATGCTTTGGTGTTTGACGATATCGACCACATCACGTTGGCCGATGACATCCCGAACACAACCAGCAGCGCGCTCATCACCGGTGTGGACGCGTTCGAAGGCCAATACCTGCTCACGCTTAGCGAAGAGATGGATTGGTCGATGAATGCCCCGCGCGCGGTCATCCGGCGGCACGATGGCACTGTCACAAGCCTGTTTGTGCCAATGGATGCCGGATTCCACCAGGTGCTGGTTCCAACGTCCGCAATTGACTTCGATATCGTCACCGACCTGAGCATTGAACCCGCAAGGTTCCTGTTTGGGCCAAGCGAGCAAGTCGGATACCCGGCAATGATCACCGAGATAACCCCGAATCAGGACGGGTCCTGCGCCGTCACCGCGACCGAGTACTCCCCGGTGTTTTATGCGGACGACGACAACTACCCACCCGCAACAGCTTAGAAATAAAACCTTTCGAGGCCCGCCAATGAGCGGGTCTTTTTTTTGCCTCGGGGAAAGCCATGGCCTTTAACACCGGAAATCCTGTAGAACCCAACGGCTCGACAGATCCGCGCGACCTCAAAGATAACGCGGCAATCATCGATAAGCTCGTCAACAGTTCAGACCTGACCTGGCTCGGGCGCCTCGGCAAAACACTAAAAACTTGGGCGGGCATGACCGCTGAGTTCATCGCCGCCCAGGTGCAGAGAGCCAACGACTTTCAGGCATTTCTGCAAAACATCAGCTTCGAAGTGCCCGTGAACTACGCCGCAGGGATCAGCATCACTCGCAGCACCCAGACAGTGCTCTATAACGGTCAGACGTATCGCCCCCGGCCGGAAGCGCTGCCATTCGTAACGACCACTTTCCCAGCCGATTCGGCAAAGTGGCTCCTTTTTGGTGACAGCTCTCTTCGCCAGGATCTTGCTGCAACCACCGGCGCAGGAAGGTCTGGGTTCGACTCAGCGCTGGAATATGCGCCCGCAACAGTTGGTTTCGAGCTGGCAAAGTTGGCGCGGCCAGGCGCAACCAAGCAGCAGAAGACGTTTACTGACTTTGACATTCAGTCAAATCTTGGAAATCTTGATGCGCTGAACTCTGCAATCCTTGGCGGCACAGTGCGAGTTGGCATCGTCGGCGACTCCATTATCGAAGGGCTATCGGAAAAGCTCTACGACAACTCGCTAGTCGCCCTGATGATGCGGACGTTGCGTGCCCAGAATCCAACCCTGAAATTCGAGTTTGCCAACTTCAGCCTTGCCGGCCGTGGCATTGCTACGTTTTTCGATGCTAATTACAAAGGTATTGCGGCGCCAGATGATGCTGCAAGCGGGTTCTATCGGGCTGCTGGCGGCGCTAACAGCGCGTTGTGGCCAGGCGGCTCTGTAATCGGCAAGGCGTGGCGCGACCACCTGCGAGACTTTGCGCCTGACCTGGTTCTTTACTTCTTTGGTGCCAATGATTTGTCTGGCTCCGGGCCAATCGGACAAACCCAGTACAAAATCGCCCTGGACTATCAAGAAACCTGGGCCAAAGTACCTTCGACGGTATTGGCCACGGCTGCGCTTCCAGCTGTAGCCGCCGGCTACCAGAATGAGGTTCAGGTGTCCGCTGATACGGCACGCGGCGTTGCGAGAGAGCGCGGGCTGACCGTTATTGATATAAACAGGCTGTTCCATGCCTATCGTTACGGCACCGATATCGACAACTGCTTCTACGTTCGATCGGACGGCTTTGCAGGATATCCAGCCGGGTGGACGGTTGAAACCGGGACAACCTTCACTCCCTTTGGCTCCAATGGTTACGAGATTCGCGGGCAGGGCCGCATCATGCGATCGGTGCAGTCTCAGGACATAAACGTTTCGGTCAAATTCACTATGCCTGACTGGACCGCGCAAACAGGCAACATTATTTACCGATCCAAGGGGACTATCCAGACCCAGTACATGGCTCAGATCACCTCAAACTCTCTGAGCCTTTACTGGGGCACGACAATCATCAAAAACGTCGTTCTCGGTGTGATTCCAAACGGGACCGAAGTGACGCTGCAGGTTGACGTGCGAGGCCAGCTGCATCGCATATATGTAAACGGCGTACTTATGATTAGTATTTCCGACTACAACAATCTGAGGTCAGGTACGCACGGTTTGCTCACCACCGGCGGCTCCGCTCGGGTTTATGAGCTGATTGCGCATCTTGGTAATCCGTATTCCGTCGGCACGCCTCAGCTAACCGATGTCGACATCTACGGATACAGCCCTGAGGAGTTTGCGAGCAACCCGAACTCTCTTGGCGGGAACGGGGTGAATCACGAAACCAAGATTGCCACCACTGTTATTTGGGCGGCTGCGTGTCTGCCACTGATCCGGCATATCCGAAACACCCGGGCCCCATTTGGCGGCAACAGCTTTCAGCCTGTACGCATGCTTGGATCTGGAAACTTTGCTGTTGCGGGTACTACTGTCGCGATGGAAATCGATGGGTTGGTAGGCAATGCTGTTTCCGTTGTTATGGCTACCGGGGCAGCCTGGAGCGCTTGTGATGATGCGCGGATTGTTGCCGGAGGGCGGTCTGTAAAGGTTCAGGTTTTCCACTCACCCGGTGTTTACTTCTTGATCAATGACGTCGTGCTTCCGGCCGGTAGCTGGCTGATTCGGGCTTCTGCTGTGTTTTCAAAGGACGGATCAGCGACGCCGAGGAACACGATGGTCATAACTGGAACCCGAGTGGCATAGCTGCTGGGGAGGGGGATCAACGTATAAATAATGCGACACGCGTCGTTGATTTATACGGTACCTGCATCCCTTCGCCCCAATAAAATAACGTTCTCTAGATGCAGGTATTGCGTTATAGATCTTGCGACAAATTTATGGGATGTCGGTAGAATCAAACAATCCTCTACTAGATCGGCGTGTTAAAACGTGTCTTCGTACCTTGTGCACTACAGAAACAAATCACTTATTTTCTTGTCAGCATTTTTACTCAGCTTGCCGCTAACAATTTTTGGGTTGGGTGCGAAAGCCTTTGGCGCGGATATCTCTGCTCAGGCAGAAAGCGATATCTCGATGCTGTCAAACCTGGGCACTCTTGACCGGCTCGACGCGGCAATTGCTGAGGGAGCAGTTAAAATCGCAGT